AATTGTTCCATCAAAGTCATTTTTACTAAAGTACCTAGAACTCCCCTTAGCAAGCGGTTGACTTTTCAAATTATAGTTAGCCCAAATTAAAACTCGATCTGGAATATAATCTGATTCAAAGTGAATCTGCACCTTATCGTGAGAGAAATTTTTATTAACATAGGTTAGGAACTGTTTAATATTATGCTTTTTCTTAGGATTAAAAACATAATATGTGCTTGATAAACCATTATTACTTAAAACTTGATCAGCGCTCTGAGACTGCTGCCGTGACAAAATTAAGCCAAGTCCTAAGAAAGCTAAAAAAGAAGTTATTAAAAGAATAAGTCGTTTTATTTTCATTATTTTACTTCAAACACCTTTTCATCGATTAATTATTTGTATTTTGACTAAATAGTGATATACCAGCAAAAGCATTGATACATAAGCATTTGTGCAAATTTATTAACAGCCAAAAGAAGCCATTAAAATCCTGTTATTGCCAATTGTTTGTCCCTTTTTTGTCCCTTTTTTTAAATAAAAAGTCCATGCTTTAAGCATAGACTTTTAGTTTAGAACCTAACTCCTACGGCCGCTAGAGTTGATCTGTGATTTAATAAAACCTTACGATAGGACGTATCCATTAAAGTAAGGGATTGACTTTTCTTTATTATAACATATATTTTCAGCACAAAAAAAGCCACCCCAGAGAACTTAATCTCCAGAGTGGCTTTTCTAGTATTCAATTATTTAAATGTCCCCCATGGTTCGTTACCTACACGACCCACTAAGTAACCATAGTGATTGCTTCCACGTGGTTGTTGTAGCCATACACGCCCAGCCTTATCTCTAGCCCAAGCGTTGTATTTAACTACTGAACCTGCTGGTAATGTAGTAATTAACATGCTTTCTGTGCTAGCACCCCAGCGTAAGTTAATTGCACCACCAGTAATGAAAGTGCCGTCTTCTGTGTGCCATGTCATGCCTTGAACGTCAGTCCAAGTTCTTTCTTTGGAAGTTGATTTAGCAGGAGCAGGTTTTACTGCATTAGCATTAACTTCTAATTTCTTAACAGTAATATTGCCGTCCACGTTCATGCCTTTCCAGTTTTGTGTAAATTGCCAGATAGCCACATGATCCATTGAAGGAAACCAATTGAAGTCTGCCACATCTTCACGGCCAGCAGTCTTGTAGTAAGCTACCCATAGGCAATCTCCATATTTATCAGTGATCTTCTTAGTATTAATATTCTTCGTAAGTAATTCCTTGCCTGAATAAAGTAAAGGCTTGTAGCCAGCTTTAGCTACTGTATCCATAAATGCCAAAATTGCATTAGCACTTGCATCTGCTCCTCTGTCAACATAATTACCGCTACCGCTTTCCCAATCGCAAGCATAAATAGAACCTACTGGAATGCCCATATTTTTAGCATTTTCAACTGCATAGTTTCCTTCTTGAACTGCTTGATTACTGTCAGCACTAAATCTAGCATAGTGGTATCCACCTACTGGAATGCCTGCATTTTTTGCACTAGCAATTTGTGCTCTTGCTTTAGGATTTTGATAATCTAATCCCTCTGTGGTTTTTACAATCGCGAATTTTGTTTCAGGATAATCTGCAATATTTGTGCTTTGATAACTAGCTTCGTCAATAATGTAAGCTCTGTCTGCAATTTCTTGTGTCATAACTAAGCTCCTTTCTTAGTCATTGTTTCATACTCATGTTGAACAATATTTCTTACAGTGACTCTATCAATTGGAAGATTTGGATAGAGTTTTTGTAATTGGTAGAAAACTTCATCTGTTGCATCATAAAGTTTTTTTGCGCCTTCCTTACCATCAATAGATGCTTGGTAAGTTGTGGCTTTCACAGCTAATTCTCCAGCAGTTTCTAGCATCGTTCCAAGCTTAGGGTGCGTTAACTTCAAAGCTTCAATTCTTTGCTTATTCACGCTGTAAGAATATGCCATTCCTGCAACTATCAACACGACAACTCCCCAAATTAAGTTAATATCTAGTTTCATTTTTAGTCTCCAATTTAATAATCTTAATTTTCAATTGATTAATCTGATCCTTTAGCTTTTCTACTTCTGCTTCTTTTGCCTGATACTTTTCTTCGTATTCTTTTTTGTCTGCCTTTAATTCACTGTACAGCCAGTGTCTATCGGCAATTATTGCAGTAAGTATTCCAACTATATAAGGTAGTGCTTTTACCAATTCCAATAGCACCACCCCTACTAATTATTGTGTTTACGACTATTGCTTATGATGATGAATACAGAACGCAGGACAACTAATTCCACAAAGCCAGCCATAATCATATGTGGCTGACCAGAAACAAAGCCATGGCACAATTCAGCAGTAGCTTCAGATGCAAGCAAACCTGCTGTTAACACTAATAATCTTCGATTAGCATAAACTTGTGATGAAGTACTTCTTGCCCAAGCGAATAGCAGGATTCCCATTACTACGAACACTCCACCTACCAAGTCGTCATTTAGTGCCTTAGCAGCAAATGGTGGCCAAAAAAAGTAATAATCATTACAAATTAGAATTAACCCTATGCCCAGCATGGCAAATGCTAGTGTTTCATGTTGTGGGTGTGCTGTATAAAGGATTTTTTTAATGTGTAACATATTTTTATTCCTTTGTTAAATAAGCCATTTACTATCTAGCAACTGAAATTGATGGTAGACAGCGTCCGTCAATTGCTTAAAATCTTCAGTATCTTTAGCTGGATTATTCCACTTGTCATGCTCCAACTTAAAGTTAGCTACTCCAATAGTGTTAATACGATCTCGATATTTCTCAAGTACATAATCAGGCGTAAGCCAACTTCTAATTTGAGTATATCTCATCTTGATTTCGGTGAGATATAACTTATTAAGTCTGCTAAAAAGATTATGCCAAGTCCCCATAAGATCTGTAGGCATTGGACTAACAGAGCCATCATATTGAGCAGAGTAGGACACATCTAAATCATATGGTTGCCAATACCATATTTTGCCGTCCCAGCTTAGAAGTACCTGATTTTTCCCCCAAGCATCTCCATCAGCAATAATATTTGTGAAAATAAAATAATCAATTACAGAGGATAGGTTAATATGTTCCTTAATATGCGCTTTAAAATCTTCATCTGAAGCAGTTGAAACAAAAATAATTAAGTTATTTACAGCAGTCTTTTCATCATCGGTTGGCTTATTATCAGGATTTAAGCTTTCAAAATCAGAGCCATCCAGCTTAACAGACGGAGTATTACTCTTAAATTGGGTTAACTCATTATATACATTTCCAATAACTGCATACTTTGTATATTGGAATTCTGGACGAGGTAAGTTCAGAGAATATATACCAACCCAAGAATCATTAATATAAAGTGCTATAGGGAATCCATCTATAAAGCCGAAATTATCTTCATGTATTAAATCTTGGGGTAAATTCTTTTGACTCGCCCAAATTGCACTACCAATCATGGCATTGACTGGATCACGTGACATTAATCCATCAGTGTAATAAGCTTTCAAATTAAATTTATGATGCTTTTGCCATGATGGTAAAAATTGCACTTTATCTTTAGATTTAAAATCTGATTTTAGTGTTTTAAGTCTATATCCTTTCTTAGGATATGCCATTGAAGAGCTGCCTTGCCATTTAATGGCACCAGATCCAGATAATTTACTTCCATCTTTTGCAAAGGACCAAGATATTTTTACAAAATTTTCACCAGAAATGTCATTAAGATCCCCTTTTAACATCATCACTGGTAGATGATGATGCTGCTGTAGGTCTTGAATCTTTACTTGATTGTCAAAATTTTGTACAAGATCAAGACTTGTAAGCATAATTTTCTCAATTGGTCTATCATCGTTAGTGATAATCTGCATAACGATTTTCGCACAGTTTTTATACTTATCATCTAATGCAATAGTATCTTCATAGTGTTCAAATCTCCATGCAGTTAATTGGCATGACTTTGGATATTGATAGCCTAAAACAGCACCTTTATCATCATAGAAAACAAAATTAATTCCTAAAGTAATATCTTCTGCGCTTTGCACATCAAAACTTAAAGTTAATGGATAGCCAAAAATCTCACCATTCTGTTTATCAATGTTCCAACATGCACCTTTGTATTGACTAATGCCAGTTGAGTCAATTGTTAACCATTTGCGATTTAAATAATTAGAAACGTATAAGTTTGTGTCTTCTGTAGAAGAATAGGCTGGAAGTATTGAACCAGTAGCAAAGTCCCCGTTAGAAATTATTTTATCGTTTTTATTATCATCAAAATCGAGTTTCAGTGATACCGCAGTAAGCATAATTTTTTGGATTGGTCTATCATCGTTAGTGATGATCTGCATAACGATTTTTGCACAGTTTTTATACTTATCATCTAATGCAACGGTATCCTCATAGTGCGCAAATTTCCATGCAGTTAATTGACATGACTTTGGATATTGATAGCCTAAAACAGCACCTTTATCATCATAGAAAACAAAATTAATTCCTAAAGTAATATCTTCTGCGCTTTGCACATCAAAACTTAAAGTTAATGGATAGCCAAAAATCTCACCATTCTGTTTATCAATGTTCCAACATGCACCTTTGTATTGACTACTCCCTTGAGATGTAATTGTTAACCACTCACGATTTAAATAAGAGTCAACTTCTAAAAAAGTGTCTAAAGTTGCGGGATATACCGGATCAATAGTGCTGGTACCAAAACTTCCATTAGGTATTAATTCAGTACCTAAAGCTTGTCCCTTAGTATCAGCAATTGCTTCGATCGTATCCTTATCAAGTTCTACGGCTTGATAAACACCTAAGTCTTGCCAGTTATTATTGATATAAGTATAGATATGTTTGGTATCTTGGGTTAAGAATACACCGTCAGCACCTATAGGATATTTCTGAATTAGAGAATTAAAATCGGTCACACCAACTGGAGCAATCTGCATTGCAGCTAACCGCTTATTAATGGTATCAGAAATTGCATCTATATCATTTTTGTGTTCCGCTTTAGTAACAATATTTTGAGAATCAATTTGAAATTTAATTGCAGCTTGACCATCACGATTAGCCTGGATACTTGCACGAAGAGCGTCTAAAGCTTGACGATCCGTCTTAGTTCCAGCTTCAATTTTAGCGTTAAAATCTGCTACAGCTTGATTCCCATCATTCTCAAATTTTCTCTTTAAGTTTTCTAAATCTTTAATGTAGTAATCCTTGGCTTGCGTAAGCCTTAAGTCATTCCCTAATACTGAAAATACTAAGTTCACAGATGTTAAGTTATTGCCGTTATCATCTCGCAAACCAAAAGTCCCTACAAATTCACCTTGTTTAGTAAAGAATTGGTCTTCAAGAGTATAATATGCAATTCCGTTATCTGACGTATCAGCAGGTGTACCTTGCCAAGTCCGATATACAACATCTGTGGAAGGGACTAACTCCCCCGTATCATCATCTTTAATCCATTTACCTACTCCACCTTCGATGAATGGATAAAAGCCATGTACATTCATTACTGTGCCTTGGTCATACCATTGAATAGGTACTTTCTTGCCGTTATCACTAACACGGGTCTTAATCCAGTCAGTGAAACGTGCAATTTGACCACTTTCTTTAGCGATATCTAATCTAAAGAAATAAGGCTTTCCATTGTTAACTAAATTAATAGTATCCATTTATTTTCCCTTTCTACTTCAAAATCTGTAAATCAATAGGTTGTGGTTCGTTCGGATCTTTCTTCTTAACTGGGTTTAATGCAGGTAAGATATCCAATTTAAAATTTTCTGTTGTAACTACGGAATTTTCATTAGTGATTTTAAAGTAAGCTATAGCCTTTCCAGAAAACTTAACTGCATCACTAGTTAATTTACAAATAATTTCGTTATTATTGATTGTTGCTTTTGTTACATATACTTCGTAATTAGGCTTTTTCATATGTAATTCAACTGTTGATTCATTCAAGTCATAAGCTTGGTTATTAGCTGTAACAGTAGCTTGGATTTCAGTTGAATTATTCTCTCCTTGCCGAAGTCTGATTATTTCGTTTAAACTATTATTTTTCTTGCTTAGATCCAGAATTATCCGATTTATCATTCTTGATCCTTTCTTCTAGTTCTTTAAACTTTTCTTCCATAGATTTACTCAAATTGGTTTGCATTGCCTGCAATTGATTTTGAAAATCAGTCTGTGTAGGCACATTTTTTTTGTAAGCTTCCCAATCCACTTTGAAATCATCCAGTTGTTTATTAATTTTTGCCTTAACTTGATTAAGTGCTTCCGCATTTGAGTTAGCACTAGAACTTGCACTTTCGCTTGCATTCTTTTGACTATTAGCATCGGCTACAGCTAAGAATTGGTTCATAGTGTCACGTAAGGTTTCTTCTTTTTTACCTAAGTGAACATTTTCAATTCTCTGCTTAGGTCCATTCCACTCAAGAGATGTAATTTCTGTAGCTTCATTAATGTCTAATTTCTTAAAAAATACTGACGCTTCATAGCCCACATCACAGGATTTCAATTGTGCAAGTTCATTTTTCATTTGATAGAAATCAATAGTTAAATTAACTTCTACTTCTCCCACACGTTTGTCATGGATATAGGATTGAACTAATCCTTTTAATTGGTCAGAAGAATTAATATTATATTCAGAAAAATCATGTTTTAAGATCTTTTCATTCTCAAACTTGTCAGCATTGGGTGCTTTTAAATAAACTTCTTTTAAAACAATTGCATTATCGTCATTGTTAGGAATTGACTTTGCTTTAGGATCATAAGGCTTAACATCGCCTTTTTGAGAAAAGTCTACATATTTACCATTTATCCATCCTTTTTCAACTCGATACCACACTTGATTGTCTGAGTTAGCCTGACCTGTAATATTCACTAATTCATTCTTACCAACATATTTACCATTCACTTTTCTATCCCAAGCAGGGCTGTCATAAACGGTCAATTTATCAGTATAGTTAGGTGGTAAATCTTTTCCGTTAACTACTTCTACAATCGGTAATGGAGTAGTAGTAAAAGAAATATCCTGCGAATCAATCCATCGTTGACCACCTATGTTGTACCAAGTCTTACCTTGATTCTTAGCAATCATGAATACTTTACATTCAGTATTCCGATTTACTGTCCCAATATTGCTGTTTCCAGGTTCTGCAAAAATGTTTGCAGTTTTATTAGTCTTACCTATTCCTTTGGCAGGTTGGTAAACATAAGCACCTAAAACTAAGTTCTGGCTATTAATCCATTGTTTATTACCAAGTCCATACCAATCTATTCCATCGTTATCTTTAGTTCGATAAATAATTTTTTTATTGCTAGATGTATCTAAGGAGGATTCAGTTGGGCTATTCACATTAGGATATAAATGAACTGGTATTTTGCTATATAAATATTTAGTTTTCAAGGTTCTTTCAAACACTTCAAGAGACGGTATCTTTACGCTTTCGTCCCACTTAATATGTCCTTTACCTTGAATACTATTAAATAAATACTTACTACCATTATTTACATTAATAAAGTCAGCATTGATCCAGTTGTTATCAGTAATCTTATACCAATCTGTTCCATTACCAGTGTATTTTCTGATAATCCTAATGTGCTGTCCTGGCTTAATGTATTGACCCGATGTTCTTTTGTCGATTGGAGAACTATAAGTAGCAACTCTACCTGAGCCTATATATTGGACCAAACCAATATCACATTCTTGACCAATCTCCACAGTTTTCTGTGATACAACGAGTTCTCCAGGCTTACTTCCATCTTTGATTAATTTAAGAGGATCAAGCCAGCCCCAGTTAGGGTCAAAACTGTGGCCATTATATCCTTCTACCCACGATTTCTTAGTTACACCAATATGAACGTGATTAGTATCACGAATACCAATTACATCGCCAGTCTTAATTTCTTGACCTTGACTAACTTTAATATTCCCACGACTAGAAAAAGCTTCTTGGTAGACAATGTCATACCCATCGTTTGAATGTGTTACTACATGCCAACCGATATAACTATCATTTCCAATAATCGTTACTTTTCCATCGTGGATTGCATGAACTTCACTACCAGGGTGGTCTATATTCCCAAAATCTAATCCATCGTGGAAGTTATTAGTTCGAAACTCGCCACCTGGGTTAATTCCGAATAATTGACCACCAGCAAACTTACCTTCGCCAACACTAGGGAACGGCCAGCCCCATGAGATTTGAATTGCAGAAGTATTTTTGACTTCATCCATTCGTTTCTTACCATTAGGTGACCAAGCCCTGACTTTTTGCCATGAGTTAACTTGGCTCTTCCAGTCAGACATATTGAATAACGCACACAATTGATCGAAACCAGCCCAGATATTTGTATAAGGTTTTACTTTATATCTATCAAAAGTACCTTGTACAAATTGAAGCAATCCTAAACTAGGGTGACCAGCCTGTGCATTTGCATCCCAATTATTGACTGCCTTTTCATTGCCACTGGATTCGCCTTGGATCATGTTCTTAATTTTAGCTACATAATCGTCATCACAGGTTACGCCCATAACTTTTGCAGCATATTTGATAACAGAGCCCCAGTCGCCATTAACTGGATGAGTTTGGCTTTTTGGCTGGTCAATATGTTTATTTTCAGTGGTAGTTATAGTAATGGTGGTTGTAGGAGTGTATTCTTCTTTTTTACTTGCATATCCCTGAACGGCTGTATAAGTATTCTGAATAGACAAATCTTGTGATAGTGTCTTTAGATTTTGACCATAAGTAATTGATAACTTATCTCCTGTTCCAATCTTCTGGAAAAAGTAGATGTCATAATTATCAAAATACCATTGTCCATTCCATAATTTAGTAAATGAATCAGTAGAAGAATTGCTATCTCCAAAGAGAATGTCTTGTAAAGTAGTAACTTCTTTCCATTGAATGCTAATATTAGCCACACTCACTATATCTGTATGGAAGTGAAACTTTTTAAAATCGCTAGCCGTCAAGTTAGCCATCAATGTGTCCCAAAGTTTTTGCGGACTTGCATTAACTAAGAAAATGTCATGAGCAATTGAATTTTTGATTAGTTCACCAGCTATGTGATGAGCTTCAATATCAATTGTTCCCTTACCATGTTCATCAACTTTTTGACTTAACTTGTCAATCTTAAAGATCTGATTAAGTCTATGTTGACTAGCATCAGCCATAATTACACAGTCATTATTAATGAAAGAACTTAAATAATTATTCAAGCTGTAAGTTCCAGTCAACTTAGGGATCATGTTCTTTTCAGTCTTAACCCGCCAGTCTTGAAATCCAGTCATTACACCTAAGCCTAAGGTATTAGTAGGGTCACTGGCACTCTTAAATAATATTGGTCTAGCTAACATAATGTTCTCCACCTCGGTATGATGGTGGCTGACCTATAGTTACCAGTTATGCTAATTTTATTTTTGCCAGCATTCAGAATTGGGAATGTATGGTCTGGAAAAACGGCAGTTGCATTTCTCATTCCTTGTTCGCTTAGGTCGTGATAAACAATGCTTTTTTCGGGTTCACTATCAATAAATACTTCTCCATCAATGCTAGTTAATTGATATTTTTGGTCATTGATATTAAGCGTCACGCCCTCATTGCCTACAATATGAATAAGAGGATAACTAAGCCATTGTTCAGGATTAATTAAAGTAGTAGGAATGGAATATTCACTTCTACCATCTAAACGATATTTAAAAGGCTTAACAGTGAATGAAATTTCAACTTTAGAATAATGTTTATTAAAAGCTGGAAACTTAAGAACAGAACTTGGATTAGGTGCTGCAATGTAGTAATAATCTGGATCATTGCTAAATGATAATTGATGATAAGTAGGATTCTTTAAAAGCCATGTTGTTAATCTGGTCTTTAGTTCATTAGCAGTCATTTCTCTAGTAACAGCATAGAAAACAAACTTTTGTTCAAAATTCTTGTATGAATTATTGAAGTCTAAAATTGTCCCACTCACTCCAGGAATATCGGTTGTATCAATGTCTGGTGTGCCTGTTCCTAATTCAAAGTTACCGTCAGTATCCCAATACATGTCAAAATCAAGATTAGTCTTACCATTATATTGAATTGTATAATCCATTAACTAAACCCCATTCCTGTTTGTTTTGTAAATTCATTCAATGCACTGGAATTATTTTCTACCTGTGCTTTCGCTAGCTGTTTGCCGTCTACATTAATTTGCAAGTTCAAGTTTCTAACCGTTTGAATTAATTGTTGGTTCATTTCAATTAAAGTTGCTACCAATTCGTTGTTTTGCATTTGTGCATCAGCTAAACCTTCATTAGGTTGTGTTGGAGCTGGTGGTGCGATTGTACTTAAGTCATTTGGAATTTGTTTTGCAATATTAACCATTGCTTGACTTGTACCATTAGCAAAGTGTGGGTAATTTTTAATTCCTGCGTGCCACATTGCGCTTTCAAATGCTTCCACAGAACGCCAAACAGTAGATCCTTTAGATAAATCCATGACTGTATCTGTAGCAGGAGTGGCAAACAACCCTACTTGTGGGTCATGAACTATCTCACGTCTATGACCATCTCCAACAACCACAGGTCCACCTTGCCAACCATCATTAGGAGTTCCATAAGCAAAATGTTGAAATCTCCATGCACCAGCAGTTCCAGTAGCTTTATGCTTAAAGACTTTTTCAACAAAAGTAATTATTTTGTTCGTAATTGTCCATCCAGCTAATCCTCTAAATTCTTTTTGTTTATGGATAGCATCTGCTACTTCTCCACGACCACTTGCGTGCATTGAATTCTTTTTACTACTTGAATGAGTACCATTGAAATCCTTTTGTTTGTTAGTACCATCTTGAACTTGGTCTCTGCCAGAAGTAGACATACCGTTATGCTTGCTAGATGATGGTGTGCCATTGAAACCTTTTTGCTTATTAGTGCCGTCTTGAACTTGTCCTCTACCATTTACAGACATAGTGTTGTTTTTAGGCAAAGTAGGTAAAGCATTAAATTTGTTTTGACTATCTCTAGCTGCATCTAATTTTTCTTTACCAGTGACATTTACTCCCACATGTGAAGTTTTAGGTGTCTTAGTCATTGAATCAATAGTATTTCTTAGACCAGTTATTTTCTGCATACCGTTTTCTGTATGAGCATCAACTTTAACAAATGGCTGTTTCTTAGATGTATTGTTTAGTAAAGAACTAAAGCTAGTAATCTTCTTAACGGCATTAGTGGTATTCATTTCAAGCTTAGGTTTAGCAGTAAATGAATTAATTGTTTTAAGGGCTAATTTGATGCTATTAATTCTTTTTGATGAGTTATCAACTATTCTAATCTCTTTTTGCATACTTTTAGGAAGGGAGTTCCATACTTGAGCCTTCTTAAGCTCATCTTCTAAGCTACCTCCACGTTTCACAACATTCATTATTGCGTTTTGCTTTTTGGCACTTAAAGAGTTCCATTCCTTAATATTGTTTAATTCAAGACGTAATTTATCAAAACCAGAAAATTCGCTAATAATAAGTTTCTTTTGTGCAGGAGTGAGTAAATTCCAGTTCTTAATGTTAGTTAAAGCATCAACAATTTGTTCTTTACCTTTGGCAGTAGCAATTAGTGTTTGAATTTTGGGATCTAAATTATTCCATTGTCCCTCAATATACATAAGTTGTTGTACTTCTTTACCGCCTTTAGAACGAATTAAAGCCTGTTGTTCTTTCCAACTTAATGAACTCCATCTATGGTTTGCACTAACAGCTTCAGCAATAGCCATTTTAGAATTAGTAGAAAGCTTGGCATGTTTAATTACAAAATGTAATTGATCCCAACCTTTTTGACTTTTAGACTTTTGTGCTAAAAATTCGGATAAATTAGTTCTTACTTTTCCTGTTTTAGGATCAAGTATCCAATTATTCCATGCGTCACTAGCTTTTTTAGTTGATTTTGTCATTTTACCAGTAGTATCAATGACATATTTTCCTAAGCTTTGATGACCTTTTTTTACTCTATCAATTGCACGGTCTATTTGATTAGCTGTAACTCCCCAATCACGACCAACGGTTTTAAGTTGGTTTTTAATTTCATCCCAGCTTTCACCTTGGGCTCTTTTTAGTTTGATATTAGAATCAATTAATTTATCGGTTCTTTCTCTATCTGCGTCTTCATAGAGTTCCTTAGTCTTCGCATAATCTTGATAACTAATCTTTCCACTTTTATATAAGCTATTTAGCTTAGACATACCCTTTTGAGTATTTCTATAGTTTTTATTTAAAGCATCATCAACATCATTTACATATTTTTGTAATTGTGCTCTTGAAGATGAGCTGTCAAAAGTTCCTGCAAGTGCTTGTCTAAGACGTACACTAGCATTTTTTGTCTTTCCTAATGTAGCAACGTAATTAGCTGTAATATCAGCTTGAATATTACTCAACTCTTGACGAGTATCTGCTGACATTTTACCGCCTTGTGCTTTTGCAGCAGCAATTATTGCATCAGCTTTCTTTTGGTCAGCAGTAATATTATCTAAATATGAATTATCAGTTTTAGCCCTTTTAGATCCAACATCTTTTAAGTATTTTCCTGCATCGCCACCTAAATATTTAGCTGTTGATCCAATAGAATCTTCTATTTTTTTAGCATTCTTTTTAGCTTCATTGCCCATTCCCTCAAATGCTTTCTTTATTGAATCAGCATTTTGCCGAACATTAGATTGTGCTTTATCCATAGCTTGGGTAGCTTGACTAGAAAAATTCTTAAATCTATTAGCAGATTCAGAAGTTTCTTTTCCAACAACTGCTCCCCAAGTGGCTAATTCATATTCATGTTCACGTTCTTTATCAATAGCAGGCTGAATTACTCCAGTATAAAGTTTGTAAGCTCCATAGCCTAGTGCTAATGCACCAGCTACAACACCCAAGCCTATAGCTGTGGATGCTAATGCAGAACCTAAAGTTGCAGTGGTTGCACCTGCTGTTTCAGCTCCAGTAGCGACCGTGGCAAGACCAGCGCCAGCTTGTGTTCCGATATTTGCTAATTCTCCTGCTGCTCCACTCAGAGAACGAGCTTTAGACGCAGCACTAGAAGTAGCAGAACCTACTTTTTCTAGTCCACTAGCTAATTCAGTTGCTTTTTGACCGCCACTTACTGCTTCATCAACTGCTTTTAATGCACTGGCTAATGAACCACCTTTAATTTTTGCACCAACTTCATAAACCTTTTGGAAACCACTAGCTAGCTTTCCTAGTCCTGCAATTGGAGCAGAAACTGCATAACTAAGTGGTTTAATCGCAGCATACATAGCCAGTGTAGTAACTATTGCTTTTTGAACATTAGGATCTAGTCGACCAAAAGCTTGTGCTAAGTTTTGAACATTTTTCATTAATCCAGTAAAAGCTGGTAAAACATTCCCACCCACTTCAATCATGGTGGCGTGCATTGTTTGTTTAAACTGATTCCACTTGGCTTCTGGAGTTTGGTTCATCTGGTCAGCAATTCTTTTAGTAGTGCCACCAGCTCTTTCTAATTCGTTTTGTAAGTCTCTAAGTTCTTGACCTGCTGATTTAGAAGATTTGTTAGACTTTTCGAACAAAGCCATAACACCTTGGCCCAACTTACCGAATGCTTTGTTAAGTAAAGCCATTTTTTCTGTAGGTGTTTTGTCTTTAAGTTTGTTATTGATCTGGTCAATTAATTTAGGAAGGTCTACACCTTTCTTTTTAATTTCATCAATATCCACACCAATAGCTCGCATGTTTGCTCTGTTGGCTTTAGTATCAGTAGTTAATTTACTCAATACTTGTCTAAGAGTAGTACCAGCAGTGGACGCTTCAATACCACGGTTGGAGAGAGCACCAATTGCGGCCGCTACTTGCTCAATACTCATATGAGCTTGTGCAGCAGTTGGTCCTACATAAGTCATTGCAGCCGAAATATCGGCAAAGCTTGATGCAGTTTTGTTAGCTGCAACTGTTAAAACATCTGTAACACGATTAGTGTTTTTAATTTGTTCAGCAGTAGTATTAGCTTTAAGTCCAAACATTTCAATTGAACTAGCTGTAGCTTGCATAACCACACCTAGATCTTCGCCAGATGCTCTAGACGCGTTAAGAATAGCTGGCATTGAACCTAATGTTTGTTTAGCAGTAAAACCACGTCTTACCAATTCAGTCATAGCATTGTTAATACTATGAGTTGAAATCCCATATTGTTGTGACCATTTAAGTGAGCTTTCACTCATCTCATTCAATTGACGTGTAACTGTTGCAGTAATACGCCCATCTTCTGATAGCAATGGTCCAATATTTTGAATTTCAGATTTAAAGTGCATTGCTGATTGTGCAGCATGATATAGACCAGTTCCGATTGCTGCACTTCCTAGCACACTGCCTGCACTTCTTATACTGCTTGCTGCATTCTGCATTTTAGTGCCATAATCGCCAATTGCAGTTGCGCCTTTACCAAAGAGTGTGTTTGCTCGTCTCTGCTGTTGTAATGCTCTAGCAGCAGAAAGACGTAAGGTATCATATTTTAAAGCAGTATTTTGTAATTGAGTAGCAGTAGTCCCTAATGCTCTTTCATTATCTACAGTTTGATTATTTGCTAAATCTTTTTTAGCTTGTTCGAACTTCTTATTGTAATTGTCAATTTGCTGAGACAACATTTTAAGTTGAGCAACTTGTGTTTTGAAAATGTTTTGTCCACTAACACTTGTCAGTCCCGACTTAAAAGCATTTTCCATGTTGTTCAGCAATTTACCAGTTCGATTAATTTGAGTTTCTAAGACCCTTTGATTAGTTAGAAAAGGATTGATATCTAAAGCAATCTCAGCCGATAAATGTCCTAATTCGTCAGCCATTACTTGTTGTCTCCTTTCTTAGCAAACGGATCTCGGAAGAACTGTGGGAAAGCTTCATCAATCTTCATAACTTTTGGTTCTTCTTTTGGTTTCTTCACACTAATAGAATCAATAAATGCTTGGAACTCTAATTTAGACATTTTCATAATATCTGGCATTTTATAGCCATATTGTTCTTGCATCAATTTAAAAAGATTAAGTATTTTTTTGAAGCTTTTCTCACGTTCTTCAGATGTTATTTTTTTGCTTTTTCACCATCACTAGAGCCGTTATCCATCACACCTGCGCTTTGTGTATACCAACGATTGAAATCTCCAGTCATTACAGGTGGCTTAATCCCTTCTTTAGCTTGTTCGGGCGTAAATTGGTCACGGAAGTAGTGAACCACAAAATTGATATCAGCATCAGCTAAGGCTTTAATATCCTTTTCTTTTAATGGGCTTCCACTGGTTGCCTTTTGAGTGTAATTAGATTGTGCGCCATCTAAAACCATTGCATTGTACCAGTCGGATAAATTTAAAGGATACTTAGCAAAATCACGTTCATAAGTTTTATATTCTCCGTCTTGGAAAATTTCAATTTTTTCAATTGCCATATTTAACTCCTCATATTAGCCGCCCTCTTATGAGCATTGTTTATTTGTAAAGCGACTGTTAATACATTACTAATTAGACTTTTGGCTTAGGGCTTTCTGCTTGTTTTAAGGCATCTGCAAACTTCTGAATTGCAGCATCCAAAGTAGTTTGATCTTTAGGCATTACATAATTAGTAAATGTAGTCATATCAAAACTAGGATCAGAACTAAATCCATTAACAACTGCTACCTTACGGTCTCCACGTTCTTGAAGAACAAATTCGCCTTCAATTTCATCTGGAGAAGGATCTGGAGCACCAGAGCCCTTGGTTTTGTTCTTGCTTTCTGGGAACTTGAAAGTACCGTTTAACAATCCCATGTAGAGTGGGTGTGATTCGTTAGATTGCAATTGAGTTTCAAACATAATTGCTACATGGTTAGGCATAGCATCATCGCCATACACTTCCATTCCCATTGCATATTTAGTTCCTAAAATCATTTGTTTAGCTTCTGGGGTTAAGAAGTAGTTGCTTAACTTCAAAGTAACTTTTGAAATACCAGATGATAGTGTCATGTATGGACCGTCATCTGCATTAATAGTTGCATTTTCTGAAGTAACAGTGATGTCAGCTTCAGTAGTACCTGGTAAACTTAAAGGTTCGCCAACCACTAAACCGTCATCGTTTAGCTTGGCAATCTTTAAACCTCTTGTTCCGATACGAACAAATTTGTTATCTGCCATATTTATTCCTCTTCTATTTCAATTCCGTGTACATAAACTCGGAAAATATACATTTTGTTTTCTAGTTGATCGCCTGTATCAGGATCTTCTTCATGATTTTCTGAATAAGGGTAATAATTTATATCTCTTAAAGTGTGCTTAACAATAGGAAGTAATTTTTCACCTTGAGATAGTTTCTTAGTCCAAAAGGAAACTAAAACTTGTGGTCTCAATACAGATTGGTCATCATCACTTGCTCTATATGTGCTACCCACATAATTCACTCTTACTAGTGGAGCAAATTTAGATGCTTGGTATCCTTCAGGAATTGATTGATTAAAAATCATTGGAGCATCTGTGGAAGTTTGACGCATAGATTGTATAGCCTTAATTAACTCTGTATTTGAAGACAAAGCTTTATAAATTTTGGTATCTGGTAAAACCATTACTTACCTCCTAATTCCTGAGTAAAGTGATCTTTAATTATTTGTTGTAATTCTGGTGTTGATTGTTGACGTGTTCTTTCTGAAAAGAATGAAGGTGGTGTTTTAATCGTTCCAGTATCAACAAAGTGGGCATACCAAGCTGGTAATTCTCCACGACTAGCTGATCCAGCTAAACCAACTTTTGTTTCTAATACACCTTGTTTTCTGCGTGGCTTATTAGTCTTAGTGTCTTCTACTAAGTGAATTTCAAGCCCATGACGCATACCTACAGGAATATTGCCTACTAGATTCTTTTCAAACGCATCGCCCATATCAGTTAGTGCTCGTTCTTGGGCTCTTCTGCCCTTGTCTCTTAAAGCACGAATGTTAGCTTCAAGTTCTTCTAGTCCTTTAACCATTACTTATCCACCAACCTTCCTGTAATACGGGTGCTATCAAAACGTTCATAATCACGTTGAATGTTTTTGATATTGTACCTTTGACCATTAAATTCAATGAACATGTCACTTGTGATATCTCGGCTATCCATATATCGAACAAGAAAAATAACATTTTCTTTATCTTCTTCTAGCCCAGAATTTTCACGATATTCCTTCAAAGTTGATCTAGTTACATCACACCATAGGCTTTTAAAAACCACAGTGGAGAGAGAGACTGTGCCATCTTCATCTTGGCTTTGAACTGTCTTCAACACCTGAATCTTGGTATTCATCAAATTTAGGATCATTGAAAAACCTCGATTGAATTGAGTAAATCAATGCTGTAACACCAAAAGGGATTTCAGACGTATTTGCCTTAACCGTCCCACTTTGTGGAACAGTAATTTTTGTTTCATACCATAATGTAGCTAATAATTTGACTGCCACAGGAAACATGTCATACTTGGCTAGTCTTTCAGGAGTAGCTTTTGTAGATACTTGAGTACAGATATATTCTTCTGCACCATGCCAAAAGGCATCAATTGTCTGATTATCTTCATCAAAATTAATTCTTAGATAATTTTTAAATTCGTCTCTGCTGTATTCGTATTTATCCATCGACTATACCTTTGCCAACAAATCAGCTTTTTTATCAGTAGAACTATATTCAATACCATGAGCATCTAAGTATTTTTTGATTTCATCTATGGTGTTTGCATCAGTGGGCTTAGCGTCCCCACCTTGAGTTGGTGGGGTGTTTAATTTCCCGCTGTACCAGCGGTTACAAAGTAACCTGCATTTTTATCAGCTTGGAATACTCCGAATCTAAAGAATGCTGATAAATACGTACCATAAACATCGTTATCTACCCATCTAATGCTTAAATCTGCACGATCTGGATATAATACAGCACGTTTCAAATCACCAATAAATGCGTGAGCTTCTCCTGATTTACCTAATAGTTCATCATTAACTACAATTACTGGAACACCTAGCAACATAGCTGGCGAAGTAGTAGTAATTGGGTCATTAAGCATGTAGCGACCATTCTTATCCTTCAAAGTGTCTAAGTATTGATAGAAACTTTGTGATGCAACAATAGTACGTTGATATGCTGGATCTAAATCCACATTTAAAATATGTTTAATTGCGTCAACATCAGTACCAGATACGCTTTTAGCAGTAAATGTCTTTAAAACTGTAGAAATTGCATCGTTAGTAGTGTTAATCTTTTGTTCGTTTGCATTATTTTGAACAATACCAATTAGATCAGCAGCAGAATCATCAATAGCTTCTTTTGATAGAGGAATAGCGCCACGATAAGTTGCTACTTTCCAATCAACATTTTCAAATTCAGGCTTAGCTAATTCTGGGTTTTGAGCAAGTTCTTCTACAGTGTGTAGCTTACCAGTTGCTTTCTTTACAATTGGATAAGTACCAGCCGCTGTCGTAACACTAAACTTAGTTACATATTTTGATAAATCAACAACAGTTTTTACTTCTTCGGTAGGTACATACTTAATATCCTTAGGAATAGTAACTTCTGCGTCTTGTGACTTTAATCCAACTTCTGCTGCATTAGACGCATCACGAGTATGAATGTAAGCATTAATAGCTCGTTTTTGAATTTCCAACTTATCTTTACTTGAACCACCACCACGGTGATGTGGGCCTTTTACTTCTGGTTCAAACGAACGCTTTTCTTCTGTTTGTAGGTTTTCTAAATCTTCAATTTCAGCCTTAGTCTCTTCAAGTGCCTTATTCTTGTCAGAAATTTGACTTCTAATTTCATGAAGATCTTTTGCTTCAGTAGCCTTGTTTGCATTTTCTAGCAAGGCACTTCTTTCATGTACTAAGGAATTATATTTTTCCTTAGCTTCTTTAATTTTTTCTTTTAACATGTAGTTAAAGCTCCTTAATATTTAAGTCTCTTTGAATTTGAATCCATTCTTTATCAACTTCAAATTCATTCTGGTTATCTAAAAATTTCTTCATAGATCTTTGCGAAACAGCCACATCTGTTTCTTTGTAAGCAGGAAAAGGTGTTAATGACAACTCATAGAGTTTTCCTACTTTTCTAATAACGTGAAGTAAAGTTCCATCTGATTGATTAATCCAGTCTTCATCATCAATCGTGAAACCAAAACTCATCCCTTGAACATTACGATTTTCAATATTGGTAATAGTGTCATTACCTAAAGTTGTTTCAGGAATGAATGCTTCAAACTCCACTCCTCTGTCATCTACAGTGAGAGTGAGTGTATCTGCACTAGTTCGTGCTAAAATATCGCCTGAATTGTGGTTGTACAGCAGTTTTACATCGCTTGTATCCACTCCATCAAAAGCGTGTGGATCTACTTCTTCAATGAAACCGCCTAAATCTTCAGACCTTTGATTGAATACCACCGCTGTCCCTTTGATCTTTCTTGTCTTCTGGTCTAGGGTCGGTGTCTGAACTAAGTTTCTGATCTCCATTAGAGTTATTACCTTTTCCCACTCCATTGGGGTAATTGTTTTCCACATTAGCAATAGGAACATAGTTGCTCATCACAATACGTTTACCAGCCATTGAATCTTTATGAGGTGCATAGCCTAAACGTTGTCGTGCTTCGTTATCATCAAGTAATCCGTTTTGATACCAGCTCAATGTCTGTTTCATATTAGTTTCCGTATCCAGCTCCATTAACCTAGAAACATCAAATTCAAAATGATACTTTTTGGCTTGTTGGAAACTAAGAAGTTTGATATTAAATTCAGAAGTAAATCTATTAAAGTAATGGTCTAATGAGTTTTGAATATAATCTAAATTGCTTTGAGGTAAGGAAGTGTGAGCATTTTCAAGCCCTAATCGACTAATTGGAATACCAAAAGCCTTGGCTATTTGTTTAGTATTGTAATCATTAGAATTTACAATTTTTAAAATGGAAGTATCAATTTCTACTGGCGTATATTCTTCATTACCAGCTAATACCATTACTCGGTGTGTCTTATCCCCTGTATTAGCTTTAATCCATTGCTCACGGATTTTATCTCTGGCATCTGCACTAGGATTACCTGGCATTTTCAAGATTGCTGATCCATTAATACCTGATCCGAAAAAGTCATTTAATAATTTATTACCTTGTTTTTGGAGGGTCACTTCATCCACAAGTGAATAGAGTGGACTTGCACCTATCAATCCATTAGTGGATAAGAATTTAACATGCAAAATATCGTCTGGTTCTAAGTAGTATGGATCATGAGCATTGTCTTGAATGTAATAACGAATAGCTTGTGTACTATCATCTATTTCAAGTGTTACCCAACTTGGGCGAAGTAATACCAAACTCATTGGTTTATTTCTGCGATCAGATCTCAATATGCGTGCATAGCTATTACCCGTCAAAAGCAGGTTTGCAGCCATCGCATATTTAAAATCACGTGCAGACATATAATCGTTAGGTTTTACATTAAGCAGATAGTTTAAGTCACTAAAATTACTATCAGATATGTGGTTGACATTATCGCTCTCTAGCTTGATAGGATTAGTTGCAATATCATTAGAGATTACATTCACGGCTGTAAATACATCCGAATTACGTAATTTATCTACTGGTACGTAACGAGTATTACTATCCGTAAAATCTAAGAATGAGCCTGTATCATTAAAAGCGCCCAGTGAACGAAAAAAGGTCATATTTTCACCTCCTATGTTTAATTTGAGGTGCGGTCAATATAGATAGCTAAAGCAACTAAGATTGCTCCAGTTCCTATAAAGCCTACAGGTGCTCCAATCGTAAACAGTCCTATTGATACTAGGGTTATACCGATTAGGCAAAATAAGGTATGGATATTTGATAAAATCCATAGACTAATAATTTTAAAAATGGAATTGATTTTCATAATATGAATCGTCCCTTTGATATGCGAGGGAGAAGTCATAGTTATATGCTTGAGTAAACGCATCAAGTAAAGCTGCCAAAAGGTCAATCTTATTTCGATACATTGTTTTATCAAGAATAATTGCGTCATTAACTTCACGAATAACAGCGTTGTTTACTGCAATTTCAAGCATTCGATTGTCAGGGTGAATAATCTTTTTATCTTGAATAAGCTTTCTGAACTGCTTAGTAGGTTCAGACAAAGTAGCAAAGCCTTGTGCCACGTCAATCATCGTGAAACCATCTTCATTGAATGTGTCAATAATGTGGTTTGCAGAGTAGCGATCGTAACAAATTCCTAAAACATTCCACTTGTACTCCCCAATAAGGTTGTAGATGTAATCAATAATTTGTTGGTCATCAATATTCCCACTCTGCAAGTTGCTTAGTGTAACTTCTCCCCGTCTTCTTAAAGCAAGATAATCAATCTTATCTCGTTGAATTTTGTTCTCAATACCGCCACGAGTTCCAACAAAACCATGACCGTTAACATAAAGTTTTTGTTCTTCTTCGATTGGAACTACCCAACTAACAGCAGATAAATCTCCAACTCTGGCTAAGTCCATTCCTAAATAAACATCTCTACCGTGTAGATCAGGCTCTTTATCAGTAAGAATATTTGCCCAATCTTTAACGTTGATGTATGAATTTTCTTCTGCTTGTTGCCACATATTAAATGTATAAATCATTGATGATGTGGTAGTTTCCATATCTTGGGCACGTTGCCAATCTTCTCTTAATTTAGGCAATAATTTTTCCCTAATTTTAGGTTCTACTAGAATAGGATTAGACTTAATCCAAGTGCTTTCATCACTTAATTCTTCTTCTGATTCTTGTTCATACCAGATAGCAAAATATGAATCATCTTGCACTTCTCCATCAAGAACCTTAGTTGCGTACTTATATTCTTGCTCGTGAAACCAACCATTAATGTTTGGCGACACCGTTGAAATAACCACAGTGAGAGGCTGGGCTTGTTGACGTTGAGACTTTTGAATTGCTTCTAAAACTGATCTATCATCACTATCCGCCTGTTCATCTAAGATACCTAGCATTGCATTCAATCCTTGAATACCCTTAGTATCTTTTGATAATGGTCTAATGAATGAGTGGCTCTTAACGTCCACAATTTCATCTCGTTTTATCTGAGTATTTTTTCTAAAGTATTTTGACTTTTGTCTCAACGGTTCTAGGAAGTCTACAGCATAGTTAAATGTTAATTTGGCTTGGTCTCGCTTATTAGCAGCAGTATATATTTGTCTTGCCATTAGCGGATTGCGTTCATATCTAAGCATGTAGAGAGCAATGCCAGCTACAATAATTGATTTACCTTGTTTACGTGCCATTGAAATAACAGCCATAGTAAACCTGCGAAAATTGGTCTTTTTCTTTTTCCAGCCAAACAATGAACCCACAATAAAAGCTTGAAAATTAACTAGCTTCATAGGTTTTCCATCATCTGGATTAGGTAAACTACTAATAAAACCAATGACGGCCTCTGACTTTTCTGCGTCAAAGTAGTACGGATAGTCGTCATCTTTTGACTTTTTCAAGTCATCTAAGTGTCTTTTCGCTGCTTGATAGACCTTTTTGTTGGACGTTATCTTTAACCCCACAACTTCTTTAGCATATTGTGTAACTTGGTCTATCATTGGATACCTCCAAGATCTGCATAAGGGTCTGCATCATCTTCGGTGTTATCAACTCTTACAAGTTTCATTCGACTGTCAATAGTCATACCTAATTGTCCAGCAGATGCTCTAATTTCTTTTTGCATCTCTTTATAAATGTTGTATGCAGGATTTTTTTTGCCATCTACTACCAATCCATTCTTTTTCACGTCTTCCATTGCTTGTAAATAGAAAGAATAGGAATTGCAATAACTAACCACCATTGTTTGATCTAAAGCTGTGGCATCTAATTCATTAAGTAAAGGAACAATTCTGCGGTACTCATTTTTGGCAACTGTATCCACTAAAGTTTTAGGTGGCTTAGTTCCCAAATGTTTGAAAGTATCAGAGCCAGCTTTTTGTTCTTCGTCTTGTCTTTGGGCAATTTCTGCCTTGGTTTTATGTGATTTATCTTGCGTAGAATGCTTTCTAGGTCTTCCAGCCATTTGTGAAATTTCACACCCTTTCTAAAGTAAAAATTGCGTAAAAATGGACTTTTCATAACGCCGTTATGGGTTCAAAATATTTCATTTAAGGAATTTTGCATGAAGAAAACTGCGGGACGGTTGGCAGAATGGCTCAACCATGGGCCCCACAAAAGATGGGGGTAGGATTAAAATTTGCCCCGTTACAACCACCGTTATAAATTAATTACGGTCGTTATAATAGCCAAGTTTGTGAATTTTTTCATGACAAGACTTGCACAAGCTTTGCAAGTTGCTTAAGTCGGTTCGCTCGTTCCAATGATAAAAAACATCGTGAACATGATGAACATCAGTTGCTAAAGTATGTTTATGCTGCGACAAACAACGTTCACACAATGGATTTTGTGATAGTTTTAGTTGTCTTAGTTGTTTCCACTCTTTGGACTGATAGAACAAACGATAGTCACGGGTTAATTGGTTAGTCATTCGCAGCTTATCATACTGCCTTGAATAATAATTAGTGTGCTTATCACAATACCTTTTATCGGTTGGTATTAGCTTTTTACAGCCACTTTTACCGCACTTGTGTAGTATCATACTTGAACCACCTTAAAGCTTTTATACGTGCTTATAATAGCTTTTAAATGAATATCTATATTTAAATAGTAATGTATAGTAATAGCCTTAAAACGCCATATAAGCCTATCTAAGCGTATTAGTAGTGCTTGAGTATGGTTATACTATATAGCATAAAAAGCTTCTGAAACTCCAAAAAAAGTGCAAAAAAAAGACCCGTGAAAATATATCACGGGTTAAGCCTATAATTTTAAGCAAATAAAAAAGCTGGTATAAATACCAGCTTAATAATTAATTTAATTGTTGAAGTAAGTCTATGGCTTATTTCAATTCGTTATCGGCAACTTCTCCCACAGTATCAAAACTCTTAGCTTGAACGGGTGTTAGTAAGATATATTCACGTTTTAAAGTATTGGTGTTAATAGTTTGCCTGATTTCTATTTTACCTAATGGGTTGTAATTTTGCACGGGTGCATTAAATAAGGCCATAAATAATATTATTTTTAGCATTTTAGAACTTCCTAGCGGTAAATTTTGGAGTTTCAGAAGCTTTTTATGCTATATAGTATAACCATACTCAAGCACT